GTAGTTAAAGAACTAAATAGCAAAAGTATCATTGCTCAAAGCGGAATTGATTGGATTGTCGAAAGACACGGCAAGTACTTTGAGGCATATGGAGTATATAGTGGATACGTATCAGCCAATAAATTGTACGCTATTGATGTAGCACTGCCATTTACTGTCAAAAGTTTAAATGTTGCGTTTTGCAATCCGTCATATCATGCATTTTATCTTTCAAAATGGTATGTGAATGAAGTGCAAACATATAGTAAGGATAAACTTAACCTGTGCTTTCAAACAGTCAACATATCTACAAAGACAGATTTTAAGTTCGATTTGTATGTTGCCGGAAATATGTAACACTTTCAATTAGATTTGTAACATGCGATATTTCACTTACTTCCAGCAATATAGCTTACCTTAAAGTATGCGCCAGTTGCACACTGGTTTCGAATACTAACATGAAATCCTAATGCTGTAATCTTGCTTACGGCAATATCCGCACTAACATTATCCATTGATACATACGGTGTTGCCACAACATATGTTGGAACTGACAAGAATGGTGTCTTAAATTTAACATCCAATTCACCTCTGGAATTTGACGCGATTAATACTGATTCGGAAGATAGCCCACAAATCATTTTGCTATTTAGTTAAGTAACTGTAAACCATTTATTTGAGCCTTGTGGCTCTTATTTTATTGAAAGGAGGAATAACCTATGCATGTGTTATTTCTTGATAATACAGACACGGTAGAAGCGTCTGTGAAGAAACTAGGAGAGCATCTGATTCAGATTTCCGGTACAGAGGTGAACTTGTCCGGTTTCCACCTGTTGAACGATGCTGGAAGCGTCTTTGGAAAGTATGATGGATTCAAGACCTTGTACAAAGAGAATGAGGACGGCTACATTCTTTCCAACGATGGTAGTGTGTATATCGAACCTGTTGAGCCGGAGCCAGAACCGGTTCCAGAGCCAACACTTGACGAGGTGAAAGAAGCTAAAGTTGCAGAGATGAACAAAGCTCAGCAAGATACTATCCAAAGTGGTGTTGATGTCACTCTGACTGATGGAAGCACTGAGCATTTTACGCTAACTGAGCATGACCAGACGAGCCTTGTTGGGTTGCAGACACAGGTTGCTTCCGGTGAGGAAAATATCCCGTGGCATACTTCTGATGAAACAAAGCATTGTAAATTCTACAGCAATGCTGATATGGCGAAAATCACAGAAACAGCAATGGCATTTGTCACATGGCATGTAACCTATTTTCGCGACCTCCGCATTTACATCCGTTCACTGGAAAACAAGGAAGAGGTTGAACAGGTTGCCTACGGCATGGATATTCCAGAAGCCTATCAGTCAGAGCCACTGAAAGCAATGTTGGCTCAGAAATCATGAAGCAATTAAGACCATTAATTCTATTTGGAATTGGTGGTCTGTTATATGTATTAATCGAATTAACCGTAAGAGGACGCACTCACTGGTCAATGTTTATTGTCGGTGGACTGGCGTTCTTTTTGATTGGTTGTATCAACGAAAAGTACAAAAAGATGCCATTAGTGAAACAGATACTTATAGGAGCGCTTGTGATTACTGCATTGGAGTTTACATGTGGTTGTATTGTGAATCTATGGCTTGATTGGCATGTATGGGATTACAGCAATATGCCATTCAATTTACTTGGTCAGATATGCTTACCATTTACTGCAATATGGTTTTTCTTATCAGCTGTTGCAGTTGTGCTAGATGATTGGATTCGACATATATTGTGGAAAGAGAACATGCCACATTACAAATTGTTTTAAGGAGGATGTCTAAATGAAAGATGTAATACAGAAAACTTTAACCGCCGGTGCAGAAACAACTTTTGAAATGAAGTTGCAAAGATGCGCTTTTCTCGTAAAAAACTTCACGGATGACCAAATCACGGTTCGTCTTGGAGATAATGACGCAGTATCAATTATTGGGGCTGGCTCATGGGAAAAGGTGTTTAACAATATTGAAAATAGTAAATATCTGCCGGACGCTACGAAAATTGTTAAGATCACAGCTAACAAAGACGGCATGGTAGAAGTAGCAAGCGTTGATGATTAGAGGTGCAATATGGGAAACACGCAGCAATTATACGGTCGGTTGGACATGGTTATGCTCGACCGACAAGACAAGATATATGGTAGCTTAGGGATGCATGACAACTACTTGCTTAGTACCGTGACGGGGAACCCGCTTACCCTTACACACAGTCGAGAGGGTAAGATAGAAGAGGAAGTTACGGACTGTAAGATCTATGGCTGGAGCAAGCAGAAGACAACCAAAGGAAAGAATCTGTTTGATTTTTCCCGCCTTGTATCAGACGGCGTAAATGTGATGAACTATGAGAAGCAGACGATTACCGTTCCAGCCAAAACAAATAACACAGGCTACAACCAGACATTACGTGATTTGTGCCCCGGAATCACTCCTGGAACGTATGTTTTTTCTGCAAAGAGGTCAAATCCGGAAAGTGGTAACGGTAGTTATTTTTTAGAGGCTGGATTGGATTTTACATTTAACACGCCTACTGAATTAACGGACGCGCTTCTGGATAATCACATAGCCTGGTACAATAATCCGGATTCAGAGGTTGAGAATATAATATCAGAGATTCAGATTGAAATCGGAACAGAAGCCACAGATTATGAGCCCTATACTGGCGGACAACCAAGCCCATCGCCAGACTATCCACAGGAGATTGTAAGCGCTGGCAGTGATGGGAAGATTGGCATAGAAGTGCGAGGAAAGAATCTTGTTAATATCCCATACTCAGAATTTACACTAACGAGAAATGTTACTATTGCTTTAAAAAAAGGAGCATATTGGTTCATGGCAGAAATTGGAAATAATGCCGACAAACCGGCTGCTGCGATTATGTTAAGAAAAAATAAAGAACCAATTGCATTTTATAACAACATTAATCGAGGAGAACAAAATAAAATACGCATAAATCTTTCGGATGATGTGGATGAAATTTTGTTATATGCAGGAATTGATTACAATGATTCACTTGGCTGTAAAGGAGTATTTAAAAACATCATGATTAGCGTAGATAAGCCGACCGCCTACGAGCCATACCATGAGCCACAATCCCTCTCCATCAGCACCCCAACCGGACTCCCAGCTATTCCAGTGGACTCAGACGGCAACTACACCGATGCCAATGGTCAGCAGTGGATAGCGGACTATGTGGATTTGAAGCGAGGGAAGTATGTGCAGAATATATGTGACTTACCGTTAAAAGATATCAGCCTCGAATGGTATACCTGGGGAGTGAATGCTAATGCCAGTAATGGTACTGGATTTTATGCGTACTTAACGAAATATGCGCATGTAGGAAATACAAAAACATTAGCTACTATATGCCAACATAATGCTGACGCCTGGGGAGGGAGAAAAATTGGTTGCAATGCAAATATAAATAATAGCTATATTACAATTTCATTGCATACAAGTGATTTAGATGATGCATCGGATAACAAAAAGGCAATAGAATCTTTCAAAAAGATTGTTGAGCAGACGGATACACACGTATTATATGTTCGTGCAGAGCCAATCGAGCGCGACCTCACCACAGAAGAAATCGAGGCATATAAGAATCTTGTAACATACGCCGGAACAACAATCGTGGAGAACGATGCAGAATGTTATATGGAATGTACTTATAAGGCTAGTGGAAATGAGTAGGTGAGAATACATGAGAATCAGAGCGAGACCCTAGTGGTCTTATTTTTTATACCTAAAAATAAGGAAAGGACACACATGATTAAGTTTTTATCAGAAAATTGGGCATTATTATCGTTTGTGATATAAGCAATTGCATACATATATTATCAAGTGATTGCTATGCGTAAAGGAATACGTGCACTACTCAGAGCGGATTTGATACGATTGTACAACAAGTATCACGACGATTATGGATATTGTCCATTGTATGTAAAACAGTCACTGGAAGACGAATATAAACAATATCATACATTAAATGGGAATGGTGTAGGCACGCAAATATATCATGCGCTTATGGAATTGCCTACAGAGCCACCCAATGAAGGAGAGGATTAATGATGTTTAAAAATTGTGTATTTAAAGTATCTGTAGATACAAAGAAGTGGGCTAAGAAAGCAGCGGTCAGAGCAGTGAAAACGGTAGCACAGACTGCAGTGGCAACCATTGGAACAGCAACAGCACTCGGTCAGGTCGATGCAAAACTTGTAGTCTCAGCATCAGTCCTGGCAGGAATTTTATCCTTGCTGACAAGTGTAGCAGGATTACCGGAGGTTGAGGGCGAGTAATCGTCCTCTTACATATTATATAGTGTGCGACATCGCACAGGAAAGGAGTAAAACATGGACGAAAAAGAAGTAGTAGGAACAGAACTTGATGAAAATGTAGAACCTACAGAAGAAGAGATTAAAGAAGCAGAGCAGGAGGTAAAAGGATAGGTCAACATATAATGTACATGGTGGACACTCTTTGGTATGCCGTGGAGCGTCCGGTTATCTTGATGAGGTAAACGAGGACAGAAAAGTTAAGAACAGAGTTATTTCTGCATTGCAGTCAGCAGGACATACCGTCTATGATTGTACGGACGATGCCGGAAAGACTCAGGGACGCAACCTTGCCAGTATTGTCGCAAAATGCAATGCACATGCCGTAGATTTGGACGTATCCATCCATTTGAATGCTGGTGGTGGAAAAGGCGTTGAAGTATGGTGTTATAGTGAAAAGACCGAGGATATTGCAGCAGCTATTTGCGCAAATATCTCTGCAACGCTCGGAATCCCGAACAGGGGAGTAAAATACACGCACAATCTGTATGTTCTTAGAAAAACACATTCTCCAGCAATTCTTATAGAATGTTGTTTCGTGGACAGTCAGAACGATGCATCGCACTGGAATGCTGATAAGTGTGGAGATGCGATTGCGTCTGCTATTGCTGGGAAAACGGTAGCTGGCACGACTTCAAGTGGAAGTGCGCCTGTGGCAACACCAGTGGCAAAACCAGCAACATCAACTGGAAATGACTGGGTACGCAGATTACAGACAGCGTGTAATACTCAGGGTTTTTCCAAACAGCGTGTTGATGGAATCCCAGGTAAGAACACTCTCGCAGGTTGCCCGACCTGTAGAAAGGGAGCAAGAGGAAATATCACGAGATTGATTCAGGAGAGATTGAACAGTCTTGGATTCAATTGTGGCAAAGTAGATGGAATCTTTGGTGGTGGAACACGCGCAGCAGTAATCGCATTCCAGAAAGCGCATGGACTCAGTGCTGACGGTATTGTTGGCAAGAATACATGGAGAACTTTGCTCGGACTGTAGATGTCGTATTTATAATTTTTACTTCTTGGAGGGTAAAATCTCTGGGAGGTATTGTAAAATATTACCACTTCACTTTTTACACATTTTTCTGTATTGTAAAATTAGGTGATTAGTATGGAAAAATTTTCAAAAAGATTAATAATGCTAAGAAAAGAGAATAATCTATCTCAATTTGGATTAGGACTTGAACTCGGTGTGTCAAGGTCAACAATTGCCGGATATGAAGCAAAAGGTAGACAACCAGACATTGGTATGCTTATTAATATTGCTGACTATTTTGATGTAAGTTTGGATTATTTGGTTGGTAGAACTGATGAACGTTAATTAAATAATGAATTGTCATTGAAAAATCAAATTCCCTAAAGTATAATAGTCTGAGTTAATTCTGTTTATTTTATGAAAGGGAATTTTAAAATGAATACATATAGAGACATCGACGATATTGATATAACTCAAGAAGCGCCAACAACTGAACCTGAGAGACAGTATTATTTTATAAAAAAAGCGAAAGAATATGTCAGAAGAGAATCAGAAAAGCTAGGACGACCTCTTTTCGCGCATATCACAACCTTTGGGTGTCAGATGAACGTGGTTTCCGAGATGCAAGAAATCCCGTAAATAAAGCATTTACAAAATCCCAACGATAGGAGACATGGGCAAATCCTATTGTTGGGACTTATTTATTTGCGATATATGAATTGGTGTGAAAGCCCATTGGAGAACACGATTTCCACAATGCGTCTGTCAACTACAACTATGTAATCTAAGATAAGATTAAAAAATTCTTTGAGCGTTTCTTCCTCGATCACTCCTGCAAGGTCACTGTATACAATGTGTGATTCATTATATATCTTATGAGCCAATAGGAAAGAAGTAGCGGACTTAATAAAACTATCTTCATCAATGCCGGATGAAATACTTGCTTCGGTTAATTCTTTTATTTTGTTTTCGGCAGATACTCGCATGGAATCGAATTTATTTTTCTTTTCAAGATATTCCTTTTCGCTCATTCCATCGTCACTGAAATAATATGCATCTTCAAGACGTTCTTTCGCTCTGCTATATTTCTTGATTTCATTTTTTAATTTCTCAATTTCCTCCGGATTTGATTCTTTATTACTTGTGCTGACCGGATTTGCTCGCCATACTGCATTATCCGTGGTATATTTGCCTGTAATCATTTCGAATGTATAATTTAAGCTGTCTGTAGATAATCCGGCTATATCGCCAAATACAACCTTATCAGTCAAGAGCATTTCTTCTAATGCTTCCGGAGTTTTGATTTTCCTTTTTGATTTTGATACCCGAACCATTGCTGCTATGTAATTAATTATGAACGGTCCGATTTTAACATCTGAGACATTAGGGTTCTGGCAGTGGATTGCTTTTGTCTTTGCGCCACAGTGATACATGGATGGAGTAAATCCATTTTTCCGTCTTCTGTCTTTTTTATCCACGATATAACCTGTCCCACAAATCCCACATTGAATCAATCCAGCGAATACATTGCAATTCTTCTCAATCGGATGCAATCCACCCATGTTTCTTTTATCACGGTTTATATCTAAAATCTTATTGACCTTTTCCCAAGTCTCAGGTTCTACCAATGGTGGAAATGCATTTTCAATGAAAACAACTTCTTCGTTTGGTTTTTTGCGCCCTCTGGCGCTTTCTCTGTAATTATAACGGTACGCTCCTTTATTTATTGGATTCCTTAAGAAGTCAGTAACAGTCTTGGATGTCCATTCGCCGCCACGCTTAGTTGGGATATTGTGTGAATTGTTGTAGTCTCTAATCTTGCCCGTTGATTTTACTTTGAGATACATTTCATACATAGCAATGGCATACTGAGCTTCTTTCTCTGAATGTACGGGACATTGTTTTTCTTCATCCCAATCCCAGCCATATGGAACGCGCGCACCATTCCATTGTCCGTTTTGCGCTCTGCCAATCATAACGTCTGTTACACGCTCTGACGTGAGCTTACGCTCCAATTCTGCAAACACTAGGATAATCTTAAGGATAGCTTCGCCAATTGCGCTAGAGGTATCAAATTGCTCGTTCAGCGAGATAAAGGTTACGTTATTGTATTTAAAATCATCATACATGAGAGAGAAGTCCACAAGGTTTCGCGAGATTCTGTCAATCTTGTACACAATCACATGAGAAACTTGTCCTGACTTTACTTTTCCCATCATTCGTTCAAATGCCGGACGCTTGGTATTCTTACCGGACTTTCCTGCATCTTCGAATATTTCTATGCGATTCTTGTCAATGTGCAATACGTGTTCGCAATAGGCTTCCAGTTCTTTCTTCTGGAATGGGAGAGAGTCTTTATCTACTTGGTATCCAGTTGATACACGGACGTAGAGCGCTACGATTTTCTCATTTTGTTCTGCCATAAACATCATTCCTCCTTAAAAACGAGTATAAAAATAACAGCCAGCAAAGAACATTCGTTCCGCTTGCGTGACTGCCTGGAAGATGATAAACTAAATTTGCGGGATTTGGTATTATCTTCCAGATAGTGCCAATTGGCTCCGGTGTTGGTAGCATCGGGGCTTTTATTTTATTGTGCTTCTTGTATGATATCTACGTAATAAGCATCAAGTGCAAAATCTTCTCCTTTTTCACCATTCAATGCATTCTTTGTTTCTTGTAAACCATTAAATTCACCGTAGAATGTAACAGTATCTCCTTCAAGTACTTTTGTGTATCCATCAGCATTCTCATCGCGTTTATCAAATATCCATACCATTTTATCAAAGTATGAACCACTTCCATTATCTGTATATGCTTTGTAGTAAGTCCCAGTAGTCCATTTTGAAGATGCTGAAAATATCTGAACTGTGATTTTGAATTTCTGTCCCACATACTGATCTGGACTTCTCATTACATCATTGTAATTAACTTCTTGACATTGAGCTTTGTATTCATCTGGAGAAATGCTTGGCTCCTGTTGTTCTTCTTCAGTAGCGGAATCATCATTTGAACTGGAATCATCTTGTTGAGTAACATTTTCATTAGTTGTTGCTTCTTGAGCAGTGTTATCTTTTATTTTACTATCTGAATCTGGGAAGAATAATAAAACAGTGATGATTGCTAAAATAACAGATATTATACATCGAGCTTTGTAATTCTTTGGTTTCCCTGTAATCCATATTAATGCAAGTCCAGCTGGTGGTAAGAATATGCAGGCAAGAACAATTAACCATGTTTTTTCGTAGAACTTTTCCTTGCGTGGTTGTTGGTACATGTTCTGATTAGGTTGTCCGTATCCGTTGTAATTCGTATTTTGTTGTTGATAATAGCCACCATTATTCATGTTTTGTTGTTGGTAGTTATTATTTTGTTGTTGCGGTGGCACATTATAACCATTGTTTTGGTTCATTGGTGCGCCACATTTTGTGCAAAAAACGCCATCTGTCTGCTCGTTGCCACATCTTGGACATTTCATAGAAAATCCCTCTCTTTCTCCTTTGTTTTTTGAAGTTTGAGTAAGTTTATATATAAACGCCTAAGCGGTTATACCGATTTCATAAGCTCTGTTTTGCCGGATTCCATCTGTCATAAAATGGCATATATTATAATCGCAATTTTCATAGACTGTAGAGAAATGCTTGTCAATCAATTCAAAATAAACTTCTGGATCGCATTCCACAATATCACTTCCAGCGAAGAAACGCTCTATAACGCCATTCATTGCGCTTTGACTAATAAATGGATGATTCTCCATAAAAACATTTTTAAACGATTCTAGGTAGTATTCCACAACGCACATGGCATTTTCTATATCGTGGCTATCCGTTACTCCGTAATTACGGCAAGCTGTGATAACTTCCTTACGGATTATTCCAAAGTTAAAATCATTGACGTTATTAGATAATTCTCTGGAATCAAAAGGCATAACGCAGCGCTCGGAGTCGTGCATAACGTTACTTTGTAACTTTGCACCATTTACATTTAATTCTTTTTCTTTATTTTGTTTATTAGTATTTATTTGTGGATGGTCTTCTAGGTGTAGAAAACCTATACCTAGAGAATCTGCCTCTACAGACTGCGGAATTTCCATAATATCATACTCATAAGAGATACGATTGCTTCCTTTAGAAGCATATTTCTTAGTTACCACCACATACCCGTTGTCTTGGAGTTCACGTAAGGCAGATTTGATCGCTGTCTTATTCTCTTTCAGTATGGAGCATAAGCCGGAGATGGAGTAGTCCCAATCTTCCGGGAGAGAAAGCATTACTGATAGCAGTCCTTTGGCTTTTAAACTCAAATTCTTATCTCTCAAATGGTAATTGCTCATTACTGTGAAGTTTTTTGATTTGTGAACACGTATTATTGACATTCTATCATTTCTCCTTTAAACTCCATTATCTTCCAGATATAATTTATTTTATTTTACAGATACTAGTATCATGAAAATACTATTATCTCAAATCATGTACGAAAGAAATATTTCTGACCGCCAGCTTGAAAGAATGTCTGGCGTGTCTAAATCAACAGTTCATCGTATTGCGAACGAAGAAACATCTCCAACATTGGAAACGCTTGAGAAGCTTGCTATAGCTCTTCATGTTCGCATATCAGACCTTTTTGAGTCTGATTACAAGTAAATGTCCCATATATGGGACGATTCATTATTTTTCCATAAGTTTTTGCAACCTCCCGTGTCTATAATTATAGAAAGGGGCGAGAACCTGTCGAAAATCATCATTGCATTTTACATCCGATTGATGTATGATTGCTTTAAGGAATTTTCTAACATGCGTTCTTGCTGATATGGGAGGGTCGTACATATGGGCAAAAAACAAATTTTAAAAATGATTATTGATGAATTGAAGAAAACCAGTGATACCGAATTCCTACTTACGGTTTACTTGTTCATCAAAAAATTCAATGCTAGGGACGACAATTAGTCGTCCTTAGTCTCCGCACAACGTCTTGCTATATTTTCTAGCATATCGCGATCAGACTGATTCATAGATTTATAATATTTCATTATTTTTTTAAATTGTTCGTCTTTTGCCAATTCTGAATTGTATATTTCCACTAAAATATCAGATGTTAATTCAGGAGAAGATGTATCTATTTTCATGGAAACATCAAACCCCATCAACCATAATGGGTCAACTCCCAACACCTTACCGATTTTTCCGGCGCTTATATTAGAAGGGGCGTGAGAGCCGTTAACGTATTGGCTAATAGAAGATTTACTTACTTGCGCTTTTTCAGCAAGTTCCTGTGATTTCATACCAGAATTATCTAAAGCTAATCTTAATCTTTTAGCGGTAACTTCGTTTTTCATCAATTAAACCCTTTCCTTTCTATGTTTTACTATATAGTATCACAAAGATGTTAAACTATCAACAAAAAAGGTTAACAAAATTGAACTTTTCTGTTGACACGAAAGCTAAACGGTGTTAAACTGTAAGCAGTTAAAGGAAAGGAGGTTTTTAATATGCCTTACCAATACAAAAAGCTTAAAGGCCGAATAGTCGAGAAGTATGACAGTCATAAGAATTTCGCTAAAGCTCTTGGAAAATCTACTAATTCTGTTTCCAGAAAGTTACGTTGTAAAACAGGATTTTCACAGAAAGATATTCGCGAATGGTCTGCACTGCTTGATATTGCCGAGGGCGAATATAATGAATATTTTTTTACATAGAAAGTTAAACTGCGTTAAACTTTAAAGGAAAGGAGAAAGATGAACGAATTAGGATATGAACCATTAAAGGAAATTGTTATCCACATCGGAGAAAAAGGAGAGTTTGTCGATACAGAACCGGTAAGAGTTTATGTCGATGGTGTGAAAATCAAGAATCTCCGAGGGTTCAAATTTAAAGCAAAAATGGGAGAACCCCCAGAAATGACAGTGAAGAGAGTTATCTACGGTCAACCGAGTTTGGATCAGAATGGATATAATAATCCATCACCTCGCCCTGTGCCAGTACGCAGTCGAGCGAAGGACATTCTCCAAGTTGATAAAGAGGACAGCTCTGATTGTAAACAGTAGTGACTTTGAATAGATTCGGATTCTCAAAATCACCAACGTTTTCAACTTCACATTCGGAAATGAAACCTTCCGATAATTTGGAACATGTGAACTTGACTTTCTTTTTCACAAAAACACCTCCTTCCACGGAGGATTATATCACAGAAAGGAGATAGGATGAACGAATTACAAATCACAGAGTATAAAAATATTCGTGTACTCACAACACAGCAGATCGCTGAAGCTATGGCTCTGACACAAGAGTTATTTCGAATAACTTTAATCGTAATAAGGATAGATATGTAGAGGGTAAACATTATATCTGTTTGGAAGATGACGAAAAGAGAGAGTTCGTTGACCATCATCAAATTGATGACGGTTCAAAGAAAGCGTCGAAGCTTTATCTCTGGACAGAAAAAGGCGCTTTCCTCCATGCGAAATCACTTAACACTGATATGGCATGGGAAGTATATGACAGATTAGTTGACAACTATTTTGAAAAACCAAAAGCAGTTCCAATGACAACCGACCAGAAAATTCAGTTACTTGCTCAAGGCAATGTGGAGCTAACAGAGAGAATTGACAAGGTAGATAAGGACTTGCAGGAGTTTAAGGCAGACATGCCATTGTTAGCACTGGAATGCCAGAGAATCACAAGAGCCAAGAACCAGAAAGTAGTTCCACTGATGGGTGGTAAGAGCGCGCCGGCTTATAAGAATAAGAGCTTAATGCACAAAGTATACAGTGATGTAGACGCGCAGCTTAGAAGAGAGTTCGGTGTAAACACCTACAAGGCAATCAAACGTAATCAGTGTGATTTGGCTGTGAAGATTATCGAAGAATACGTTCTGCCGATGTACCTAAAAGAAGAGATTGACGCTGAAAATGCTCAGATGTGTTTGGCAGTGTAGGAGGTAAGAAAGATGTCAGCAATAAATCCACCTAAAATAGAAATTAAAACAGATGGAACCAAGACGGTTGTGAAAATTAACGGCGAGGAGATAAACAAAGTCAGAGGGGTTTTGTTCAAACAAGAACCTGGAGATGTTCCGATAATTCAAATTGATATTCTCGCAGTTGATATGACAATTGATGCAGATGTGATACCGGCTCTTCCAGATGTGTTTAAGCCGTTTTATGAACTGAAAGAGCCAGATTAGATTAAAGGTGCTCCGGTGCCAAATCAATAAGCGGACAGTTATCTACGAAACATTGATTGCCGGATTGAAGAAACTTACAGGATGTCAGTCCTTTTACATATTGTTTTGGTTCTTCAAAATCTGAGACATCAATATAGTTCACAGATACTGAATATTGCTTATTTTGAGTCGGGCAATATCCGGAAAACGTCTTAATCATACTATCACCTCCAAGGTGATTATACCACAGAAAGGGGAAGCTTTATGGATGAAAAACTCAAAAGAATAGAAGCTGAGTTGAAGAAACTCGGAATCAATACTGTTGATGACTTGAATAAGGCAATCAAAAATCAAGAAAAGCTCGACTTATCTCTTATGGTTTCAAAGCTTCCGGAGAAAGAGAGGATTGCCGGATGATTGAAGCGGAGATAAGTTGTAGCACATGCGAATTCAAGAATCACTGCATGGAACGTAGCCGTGAATATCCATGTATTGATTATAAACCGCAGACAAAGGAACAGGAAAGGAGACGGGATGGAGTACGTAGAACTGAGACCAGATACGCCACTGGAGAAACGGCGCAGAGTACATCAGCTTGAAAGAGAGCATGAGGTCCTTACATATAAAAGTATGATACTTGTCATTGGAATACTGGCGCTGGCTACAGCCTTTGTGATTATGTGTCGAATATCAATTATGTAGAAAGGAGAACTAAGTATGGGTGTAATGAAAGAAATTCCCGTATTAATGACCGATAAGGATTTTGACTTGGAGTATAACACTCTCAAAATCAAGATGGAAGATGAAAAACAGAAAGGGCATGACTGGGGTATGAGAATATCTTACTTGATCGGCTGGACTACTAGTGATACAGCTCCGATACATACACCGGAACAGTTGGGTAAGATATATGCCCTTGCAGATTAAAAACGCGCGCTCGGAAAAAAGGAGTTTCCAAAAACGCGCATAATCAAAAAATTACCAATTTCATATTAACACAGGAGGGCTTATGAAGCAACCAAAAAAAATTAACACTGGCAAATAAAAAGTTGCTTGGTGAACTCGGATTGAATCCGAATGAGTGGATGAATCTGTTCGAAGATGATTTGTACTTACATATCGTCAAAAAGGATAGTTCAGATAGAAAAATCATTGATAAAGCAAGGAGGACGATTACAGGTGAAGCAGATTAAATTGCTATCCATGCACATTCAGAATTTTAAGGGGTGCAAGGATAGAAAAATAGAGTTTGGTGATAAAACTAGAATTTTCGGAGCGAATGCGACAGGAAAAACAACCGTGTTTGATTCGTTTACATGGTTACTGTTCGGAAAAGATTCTCTTGGAATCACAGACTTTGACGTCAGACCATTGGATGCAGATGGAAAGATGATTAATAGTATTGAGATTTCCGTAGAAGCAAAGATTTCTGTAGATAGTGATGAATACGAGCTAAAAAAAGTTCAGAAGCAGAAATGGGTTAAGAAGCATGGAACTGATACAAGAGTATTCCAGGGCAACGTGAATGAATTTGAAATCAACGGATACCCGAAAAGTCAAAAGGATTTTAAAGACTTCATTTCCGGAATCGTTGATGAGAATGTATTCAATATGATTACAAATCCAAATGCTTTCAATGCATTAGCCTGGAAGAAACAGCGTGAAATCCTTATGAAATTTGTTGGAAGCTTCTCTGACGTAGAAATCGCAGAGGGATTAGATGAGAAGTACGCAAAACTTATCCCGGAGCTGAAAATTGCAAGCACAGAAGATATCTTAAAAAAGTACACCAAAGCGAAGAGCGCTTTTGACAAAGATATGGTTGAAATTCCAGCACGTATTGATGAAGTGTCTAAACAACTTGTGATTGCAGATGTTGAAGCACTGGAAGTTGAAAAGACAGCGAAAGAAGTTGCGTTACAGAAAGTCGAAGATGAAATTTCTGGTGGTACCGGAAAGCTTGAAGAAATCAATAAGAAGCGTGAAGAGATTCTTAATCTTAAATTTCATATTTCTGAAATTCAGAATGAAGAGAATCAGAAGCTCTTTGATAAGTCAAAAATCGTTCGAGATAATCTGAATGCGAGAGATCGAGAGCTGTCAAATGTGAAACGTGAGATTGGTAATCTTTCTGATGAAATTAAGGCAGTACACAACATGTATGAGGCGCAGGAACGAGAGAAAGACAGGTTGCTTGTAGAATGGCGTTCCGAAAAGGCAAAGACATTTCCTGAGTTTGTTCCGTTAGACCCGTTGCCGGAAAGAGCAACTATTTGTCCAACATGTGGCCGTGAGCTTGCTGAAGATGTGAAGAAAAAGATATTGGATGATTACGAATCCAGTGTTGAGTTGCATCAGAATAAGTACAGCGAGGACAAGGCTAAATTCGAAGAGACTAGAGCAAAAAAATTAGAGCAGATTGAGAAAGACGGTAAAGAAGCTGCTGCTTCCAGGGATAAACTCAAGGCAAATGAAGCTGAACTTCGCAAGAAAATGGACGAGTTGAATATTCAGTTGGCTGATACTCAGAAGAAATATGACACTGCCAAAGCTGAGCTGGAGAACTTCCCAACTAAAGCGGATATTTCTGAGAATACTGAATACTTGGCAACTATCGAGAAAATCTCGGTACTTGAAAAAGAGATCGAAGTTATGAGTGCTGAATCTACTGGAAAAACAGAACTTGAAGCAAAAAAAACGGTTCTGAAAGACGAAATTGCGGAGATTGCTGGAAAGATTGTGGCAGCAGACAATTCCAAAGTAAAGGAACGTATCGCAGAACTTGAGGCTGAGCAGAAAGAAGTCGGACAGAAAATCGCTGAACAAGAGCAGATGATTGACCTTGTGGAAGATTTTATCAGGGTAAAAATGAATATGATTTCACAGAAAATCAATGAAATGTTCAAGATTGTTTCGTTCAAGCTCTTTGACGTACAAATCAACGGTGGCATCAAGGAAACTTGCGAATGCACTGTAAATGGCGTGCCACTGTCCAGTCTGAATAACGGACATAGAATTGTTGCAGGACTTGATATTATCCATTCTTTATCAAATCTGTATGAAGTTAGTTGTCCAATTTTTGTAGATAATGCAGAAAGCATTAATGACTTCAACGTGCCGAAGATGGATGCGCAGATGATTCATTTAACAGTAACCGATGATAAGGAATTAAAAGTAGAAAGCGAGGACAAGTAAGATGATTAAAATTGATGAGGGAAAATTCAATGCAAAAGGTGATCTCTTTAAATTAAACGTAGAATTTGAGGTTCTTTGCAGATGCTACAGAGAGATGTTAGTTGAGCGTCTGGGAGAAGATGAAGCAAACGCAAAGTTCGATGAACTTATTGCAAATTCCAAAATGGCAGAAGAAGAGAGACTAAAACTTGTAAAAGAAAACTTTTCAGCAGGTCTTGATAATCTTTTTAAGGAATTAGCTAAGAAACTCAGCGAAGAAGATGAAAAAGTTGAGTCAGAGCCAAAGCAGGGAGAGAAATCAGCACCAGAATTTAAACCAGAAGAGCCAACTGGAAAGAGCGCATTCGCTAATTTCCTTAATGATTTTTTGAAGTTTTAGGAGGCGCGACAATGTTTATTAAAGTGAGATTTCTTAAAGACGTTTCTCCAGCTGGAAGAGCGTATACATATGAAAGTTCCGACAATATAAGAATTGGAGATGAGGTGTCTGTCCGTGGAACCACAGCGGTTGTAACAGAGATTAATGTGCCGGAGGAGGAAGTTGCCTCATACCGGAACAAAATCAAAGAAATTGACGGAAAAGTGGAGG